AGAAGCTCAGAAGATTGAGAACTTCCTACGTTGGTCGTGGACAACGTGGAATCGCACGTGGAGAAGGTCACAGAGTCAGGGTTCACTCCAGCACGCGATGGCACATTTCCTCTGTTTGAGGGGATGGGCCTCTTTTCGTATCTGGTACGACTCCGAAGTAGACCCAGCAGTCGAAATGCCCATCAGAGTCAAGCTCTTTGATCCACGACAGGTATACCCTGAGTTTGGAGACAGAGGGCTACTCTATGTAGTGCATAAATATTGGACCACATATGGAGAACTCAAAGATGAGTGGGAGGAAGCGGCTAAGGAATTCGATGAGGAAGATGATGAGGAACAGGTGGAGGTCACCGAATACTACGATGACTGGTTCCACGCTATCTCAGTTGCGGGTGTGTACATCAAGAAGCCAACCGCACATGAATATGGCTTTGTACCGTGGGCTATTGTTACCGGCAACGGCTCTCCGATCCGCGCAACTTCGGTGGACCAGACTTCATGGGTTGAAGATGTGGGTGTACCGATCTTCCACGGCATCAAGGCATCCTATGCATCCCTCAACCGACTCCTATCACAACTTGCGACACAAGTTGCCAACGCAGCTAACCCCGCTTCACTCTACTACTATGACCCAAACCAAGATAAGCTCCCACGACCACTCGACTATACACCGGGCACCACAAACTACCTGTTGTATGACAGAGAGCGAGTAGAACCACTCCTACTGAACCCAAATCCAAACGATGTTGGGCCGGTCATTGACAGCCTACTCGATGATGTACAGAAGGGCACACTGCCGAACGTACTCTGGGGACAGGGTGGCACCGAAACTGGCTTCCTCATGTCGATGATGACTGATGCAGCAAGAGACCAACTCTATGCTGTGGTTGAGGCAATGCAGGAAGCATATACACAGGTAAATGAGTGTGCACTTATTCTTATCCGTGACTTCGTAGAGGGTGAGATTGGTTTCTGGACACGCGACCAGCAAGGTGTTGTACAATCTGGTGTAACACTTGCACCAGAAGAAGTAGAGGCTGTTGGTACCGAAAATATTGTATACTATCGTGATGTATCACCGAAGGATCGAGCAACGATGGCACAGCTAGCAACCATGCTGGTTGAGAAGAAGCTCATCTCACTAGAAACTGCACGTGAAGACTACCTCATGATCGACAATCCAGAGCGAGAAAATCAGCGCGTATTGTATGATCTTATCAACATGGATGAAGATATCATCAAGAAGGGACTGGTTCCTCTTACCTTGTATCAGGCTGATCCAGAACTCTTCAAACTCTATATGACCATGAAGATGGCAGAGTTTGCTGGTGGACAACCACAACAACCACAGATGCCACAGGGACCACAGGTACCGGGACTCACAACCACATCGCAAGCACCGGTAGCACAGCCCGGAGCCAACCTGATGCAGCAATCACTCGGCTCATCTCTTGGTGGACCGGGTGGTGGACTACCACCGGGACAACCGGGTGCTGGTGCTATGCCGCTTGGTATGGCAGCTGGTATGCCACTAGGAGTGTAATATGAGCTTCTTAGATGAAATACTAAAGAAATCCCCAATCAAACCCGTTGTTCCTATGCCCCCTATCGGACCAGCAGTAGGCTTGTTTAAGGCAGCAACGGGACCAAACGCACGCGCATTTACACGTAGTATGCTGCCCGGTATGGGTGAAGCACGTGTAACCGGTGATGTAATTGGACAGTTACTCGGTAGTGGAAAAGACTTTGCTACCGATGCCAGCAGAATAACCGGAGCACCAACACGCTTCCTGTACAATTCACCACTTAATGTCACCAGACCGCTCATAAGAAGTCTACCGCGTGCAGCAATGAACGCTGGTCAGGCTATTACTGATGCCGTACAGGGTACACAAGCAGCAGAGTCACCAACCGACAGAACAACCGCATGGGACACCGATGCACAATATGCCGTTATGCGTAACCTGACCGAAGCAGACCGTACTGTACCATTCCAAAACGCAACAAACTCACAACAGGTCACGAATAAGACCAGTGCAATTGTGTTGAAATACCTTGCACAAGAGGGTGTTACCATTGCACCAGAGGTAGCTAAGGCATTCACAGAGGGTGCCGATGAGGCTATCAGACTCTGGTATAATGGATCGATGCAGGATGAACAGAATGTAGACATTTCCGAATACTACAAGTTCATGACTGATGCGGTACTCGAAGCACAACGCAGCTTTGAACAGGACCAACCAGAAGAAACAACATCCACTGCTCCACCAGCAGAGGGACTAACCTCTACCGAAGCAGCGATGGCAACCGGTAACCAACAACAGACAGCACCAGCAGGAGCAGCACCGGATACTGCGATGGATTGGGGCTTTATGGAAGCAACCGATGAAGCCCAAATGATGCCGGATGAGGATATGATGGCATGGGATGGTAGCTATTGGGGCAGTGGTCAGGGTGGTAACTTTGATAATCAGTCTATGTATAACGCATACATTGGTTGGCTACAAGGCACCGCGCAACCATCATGGAATAAGACACCAGAGGCATTTATGAAGTACGCAGAGGCACTAGCCAAGCGTAATAGAGAACGGGGGACTACCTAATGCCTAGCTACGCATACAATGGTCAATCCTCACCGTTTAATATGGGTCCATTCGCACAGGCTATGGCCGGTAATGCCCCATTCACTACAGGGTTCTACAACGATAACCCCGACCTTGCATGGGAGGATTTAATTCGTAGAGCACGACCATCGAACTCTGCTACGGATATGCTCCGTAGAATGTTCGGTAGTGTGCGAGACCAGTGGACAAACCAACAGTGGAACGAGCAGGTTAATATGCAGCCTATGACTTCGTTCACTGATTACGTAAAGAACTATAACTTTAATAAGGAGTTTGCACGCTCATCTCCGAACATACGTAGGGAGAACCCAAGCTACTTTAACCGGCCAGTTCGTACGATTTCATTTTAGTCTAGGGAGACACATATGGCAACTGATTCGGGGGGTACCCGCAAGAAGAAGAAGACAACAGGGAGTGGTGGTACCGGTCATGAGGCCAGCCTTGGTACTGTGCCTTCACCACCCGATCTACAAGTATACAAAACAGGCTATTGGGACCCTGCACGGGATGCTGGACTCGTTGATCCAAACCAGCCCGGTATGCAAAGTGGTCCGTATCCGGCACAGGCACCAGACCCATATACCACCGGTAGTGGTACAACAGCAGACTATGTTGGCAACTCATTTCTAGACAATCCGGGTGCTGCTGTCAACAACATTATGCAGGGACTCGGACTCAGTGTCAGCAGTAACTCTCCATTCTATAATGCGATGAGTCAGCTAGCACCGGGACTAGAATGGATGCAATATTTCGGTAGCGGTACCGGAGCACCGGGGGAGTTCCTTGGTAACGTAGGTAGCTGGTTCAATCAGGGTACCGGTGGCAACGCTATGGGTGCTAATCTCGGTGGTATGCTCCAGAACTTTTTCAGTGGTGGTAACACCGCTGACCTATCCGCAATGATTGATAATATGACACCGGAGGATATCACACGAGCTATTGCATCGATGATGGAAACTGGCATGTATGGTAGTGCTGGTAGCAGGGTGCGGCAGGGGCTACAGTCTCGACTACTTGACCAGTACAATCAGTTCGCTGGTAATCAGCCAACCATTGAAGCAGGACTTGGTGCGGGACAGACCATTGCTGATGCATTCCTAGAGTGGATGCGTGGAAAAGATGTTCTCGGATCGTTAGGATTCTAAGATGGGACCATTTAGTAACGCACTCGCACATGGCTTACAGCGCGGAGCTAATCGCGCAATGATGGGACCAACACGACCGGTTGTAACACCAGTACGACCATTCATGCCACGATCAACTAGTCAGCCCGGTAATCCCGGTAACTTTGTTGACTGGTTCCAGCGTATGCAGCGACCAGAGTGGCAGGAGTGGCTACGCAGAATGGCCGGTGGTCAGGGTGCGGGGGATACCTCGTACATGATGCCGGGAAGAACGATGCAAGCTGGGCCGGGTATGATAAATCCGGGTGCGCTTGGTGCTATCCGACAGCAGTATAGACACAACTTGGCCCCCAATGCAGGCAGTGCAAAGGGTGGTCCATACCGACCAAAATTTTAACATAGGGGGCAGCAATGGCTGAACGCTTTGGTGACTATACCTCAGCAGTGAACCGCGTAAGTCAAAACTTACGTGCCTTGCTGCCCAACACAACCGCTGCTGGTATGCAGAAACGAACACCACCACTCTCATCCTACATCACACAGCTACAGAAATCTGGGGGTGGATACCAGACACAAACTGGTGCCGGTGGTGGGTATAACACGAACATCGGTGGTAGTGGCCTACTTGGATTTAAGGGCAGCAACCCACAAATGGAGTTGTTCTCCTTCCTGAATGCTGGACCAAAGAGTTATCAGGACATGTTGGCACAGAACCAGTTCAATCCGAAGACTTCTGTAGGTCAGGTCACACAGTCGAACCAGAATGCATCGGTAGGTGGGGGTAACCTCGCTGGCACAATGCAGTGGAGAGACCTGATGGAGCAGGCCGGTGCAGAGCTACAGGTGCCGTGGCAGGTACTTGCATCGATCATGGCTATCGAATCACAGGGTAACAATGTCAACGATCCCGGTGGAGCTATGGGTCTGATGCAGATCATGCCACAATATTGGTCACAGCTTGCACAACAGTATGGTGGTAATCTACAAGACCCACGCACAAACATCTTCACCGCAGCAGCAATTCTACGACAGAACTATGAACGCTATGGTAGCTGGTCATCAGCGGCAGCAGCCTACTTCGGTGGTGCTGGTGCCTTCAATGATGATGGCTCCTATAGTGGAAGTTCCGACTCATACGGCACCGATATTGGAGCCTATGTATCAGCGTTCGATGGCTACATGCAGCAGCTAGAGTATGGTGTACCAACCGTAGGAGAAACCTTTAATGGTGGTAACCCAGCTACACCGAATGCTTCTCATGCCCTTGCAGCAGCTATGTCTGCACAGGGGGCACCCTATATCTGGTCAGGAGAATCATGGGAAGAGGGTGGGTTCGACTGTTCTGGACTGATGCAGTGGGCCTATCAGCAGGCCGGTATTCAGCTTCCACGTACCGCAGCGGAGCAGTACAACGCAACGAAGCGTATTACAAGTCAGGAACTCCAACCGGGTGACCTTATTTTCTTTGCAGGCACAACAGATGCCCCAGGTATCACCCACGTTGGTATGTATATAGGCAATGGACAGATGATTCAGGCTCCTAAAGAGGGAGATATTGTTAAGATTGTATCAATCAATGATGCCTATTGGTCACAACACACGGTAGGATATGGTAGGGTATAGGAGGTTGCATGTCTGCATCAGTACAGCAGATC